CGTTGATGCTGATTGTGAAGGACATCAGTTAGAAACTTTGTTAGGGGTGACGTTGGGCAGAATCTCCAGGCGGACGGTGGCCGAGTAGAAGACGTCCGTGGTATTCTCGTAGAACTTGATATCCCAGTAGGCCGTGCCGGGGTGCCATTCCTGCGTCTGGTTGTAATAGACGGTGAAGGTCGTGGGGCTGGTAATGGCCACGTCGAGGTAGAAGAGCTTGTTCCGGGCGTCGCGCAGCGCGGTGACGATGGTCACGCCAGTCAGGTCAGCAGGCCAGCCCGGTTCGGTCGTATAGGTTCCGGCACCGTTGAAGGTTACCCCCTGCTTGAACTGATGTTGGGTGCAAGACATGGTTTGCCGTTTGGGTTTAGCCGTATGTCAATACCCCATAAATCAGTCGTTTGGCGTCACATCGCTGACGCCACGGGATAAGAAGGCATAGTAAGTTTCACTCGTTGGAGTGGTTTCGTTAGCAGGGATGACGATGTCGAAGGCGGCGTTGGCAGGTACGAAGTAGTCACCAGTCAGGAAAGTAAAACTACAATAGTTCTTATCCGTAGGGGTGTAAGGCGTCTGCGTCACCAGATAGGTTACCTCTGGCGGGGTTGGAGGATCGTTGATGACCACCGTCTTTTGGACGACCGTGGTAACCGTGATGGTACGCCGGAAGTACAGGGGGTGGTTGAACAGGACATAGATATAGTACTTCCTGTCGTTATCTGGGTCGGGAGTGCTGTCCGCGCCACAAGCGATGATGCCAGCTTCCCCGAACTGCTGCATACCTACCCCGCAACTCTCGGATGGGCATACAGGCGAGTCTGGCGTCGGCGCGGTGTTGGCCTTGAACTGATCTACCTCTACGGTCTTCCCGTATGTAAACGCAAGAGGGTCGCCGATGGGGGCGTAAGCGTTGGTCGCTTCAAACTGATCGCCAGAATACTGAAACGCAAATACTCCCGTTTCAGGGTCGATGGGGGGCTGAACCAGGCGAAAATAAGTCGTCTGGAACTTGGGCTGGTAGTACGAGTATCCTCCGACAAGCATCGTCCAAGACCTGATGGGGTCACCCTTGTCGTCCGTACCCATCTCCACATTGGGAGGGGTGCCAGAGGTAGGGGTAGGGGGGTACTGCGAACGGTAGTAGATAAGCCCGTTATACGACACAGTCGCACCCGGAGAATACGACGTGGCGTTGTTCCACGGGTCGGCCATTTACTTGACGACGTCCCACCACCAAGTGGCGATGTTGTTGCCGGCCTTGAGGCGGTTCACGACGAGGTTGCCATTGCTGAAGAAGCCGACGCCAGTAAGGGAATAGTAAGTCACCCCTTCGATGATTGTCTTAACAACCTTGGCCAAAGGATAGTGACTCTCCGTGTTTGTGTCTGCTGGAGGCGTGGCGACGGCAAGGAAGACGATCTCGGCGGTGCGCGGGAAGTACTTGTTCACCTCGTAGGTCACCTTGACCAAGACATAGCCGTTGTCCGTGACGGTCAGCTCGGGGGGAGGGGATTCGTCGATATACTTCGTACCAATCTTCGGGATGTACCGATTGACCGTGCCGGGGGCAATGGTAACCTTGTCGCCGTTGATGCTGGGGTCGAGCGGATTAAGGGCGTTGGACACATAGACTTCCTGATTGAATCCATAGCCAGTTCCGTTGTTTCCGGCAAAGAACGTGAAGTCATTCGACATCACAGTCTGTGCTGAGTCCGCTGACGTTCCTAGTTTGTTCAGCGCGGAGGCCGAGAGGGGCTGGCCTGGAGCAAAAGCCCCCTGTAGTGCGTTGCTGTTAAATCCTGTCAGGGAACGCATCAGCTTGCTTGGGTATTTGGGTAGATATCCTTATCCCAACCTGAGATGCCGGAAAGCATCAGGTCAGCGGTTACCTTGTAGATGCCACCAAACTCTTCGACGGAACCGTTCGTGATAAGGAACGACTTGTTGATCTGCGAAGACCAACGTTCATTCCATTGGAAAGAGCCAGCATAACCACCCGTGGCTAACTGGCGATAAGCCGGAGGGATGCTCCAGTTGCTTCCATCAGTAACCCATCCGACATAAGAAGCATAAGTAAGGGCCACCTCGACGCTATTTACATAGAACAAAACGCGCATCGTGTTGGACGGCTTGTAGTAGTTCTTGATGCCGGCCTTGATGTTGACCTTGGATACCGTTTCCTCGGCGTTCTGATTAGGAAGAAATCCGACGAACTGGAACGCCTGGACGGCTCCGCCTTGGGCGACGGCAGGACGCCAGAGTGCGCGGTTAGGATTGGTAGCGATATTATTGTCCCATCCAGTTCCCGTGGGAAAGCCTGCGAGTTTATTTACCAGTCCTCCCGAGGTGACATTTACCAGCAGGAAATTCGGGTGATGTTCGATGGGTTCAGAGGCAGCCGATCCAGTCATCACCATCTGTGGGTTGGTGCGCGTACCTCCGTTGATGTTCGGGTCGATGCCGCAGAAGTCGGCGGTGACGGTGACGACTTCGCCCTTTTCGTAGACGTAATTAGCCTTCCATACCTTTAGTTGTGAAAGGCTGCTCGGAGTAATTGCACCGACAAGGCTCTGGAAAGTAGTACCCTTGGCAAACGTAGTGGTAAAACCGGGGAGCTGGCTGGCAGTCCACTTGAACTTGACCTGAGCCTGGATGAGGCCGAAGCCGTCGGCCTCAACCTGCCACCCGGGCTGGGCAATCGGCGTGATAAGGTTGTAGCCGTATCTGATGATTGTAGGTGATGCCATTATCTTGTGACTTCGTCAGGGGTGCGGGGGGGTGGTTCGTCTCTAGGACGGGTATGTTCGGCGGTGGCCTCGGTTGCCGTTGCGATCCGTTCAAGGGGGGTGAAGGCCACGGCTCCGAAGATGTCGCCGCCGCCCATCTGCTGCATCTGGGAAGCCGCGCCGGCTTCGGCCATACCAAAAGGGGAGAGGACTTTGCCGTTACCCTTGAGCTGCTTTCGGATTTCCTTTTCGGCTTTTTCACGATCTTCGGGGTCAAAACCCTTAAGCACGAATTTCACGAGTTCTTCGTTGGTCATGTGCTTCGGAGCATTCTCCATCCTCCGCTTAACCTTATCTTCTAATGATTCAAATGGGTTCCAAGAACTAAGCGTAAAAATGTTTTTAATATCCGACATGAACCCTTCGACCTGTTCGACAAAGCCGCCAAACCCATCAATCGCAATATTGGTCAAAGAGGTGAAAATGTTATCTAAATCATTCTTAAGACGTCCGAGAGCAGATGTCGCACCCGGGTCTGCTTTTTTGTAAGTGTTGGCAGCGTCGTCGATGGCCCTAGAACCGGCCTTGATGATGGGAAGAAGGTCTTTGAAAGCATCTCCGAACATCTTCGTGCCGTAGTAAAGCAGCGTGGCTTCGTCCGTGCCGGCGGCATAGGCATCGGCCAGCATCTTCATAGCCTTCTGGTCATTGAAAGTACCGTTGGCCAACTCGTCCATCCCGACTCCCATCTTGGCAAGGATGTTTGTAAGTTCTCCGCCCTTGATGCGAGCCTCGCCCATGCGGCGCGTGAACTCTACCGATGCATTCACCATAGTCTGAAGACTTACTCCGAAAGCCTTGCCGATTGCTTCAATCGTGCGTACCTGATCGATTGAAAGTCCAGTCGTCAACGATGACAACCTGATGGACTGAGCGTAATCGGCAATCTCCTTAACTTTTGCAAGCGCGGCGGAAAGCATTCCACCGAAGGCGTCGAAGAAAGCACCGATGACGCCACCGATAGGGCCAGCAAGAAGACTGCCGATGCCCATGCCAGAACTTAGTTGTCCGGCAGCGGCGTTAAAAGGATTCTTACCCGCCTGGACAGAACCAGCAAGACCGCCGAGTTTCTTACCCGCGCTGGCAAGACCTTTCTCCAGCTCGCTCTGGTCTAGTCCAATTGTTACAGATAGGTCGGCCATCGGTGTCAGGGTAGGTTGTTCGCCTTTTTGTAGGCTTCAATACGGGCGTCGAAATTCTCTAAATCTTTTTCTTCCTCGGTGGATAGGATTTCCAGCTTGGCCCCGTTGTAGATCGCGCTGGCTACGGACATCCAGACGGCCTCGCCTTCCGGCATCGTCCATGCTTCCTCCAGGCTGACTCCATTACGGCAAAGGTTAGAAACGCAGGACAGGGGGAAGGGGATTGCTTCATACTTCTTAACGCCCTCCTTCTCCTCCTTTTTCCAGAACTTAGGGTAGGAAAGGGTCAATTTGATGCAGCCGAGAATCGTACCCACGCAGCGCGAATAGTACTTTTTGCTGATCGCCATCCGGGCAATGTATAGTTTTTCGATAAAGGACAGAGGACGGGCCATCTCCTCCTTGTCGTAGGTCGACAGAATCCGCGCCGCCATGACGACCTGCACCGGGTTAAATTGGTACTTTTCTGCGTCGAGGAACGGAGACTCAATTGCCTCTAGAGCAACCCTGTGACGCAGGCAGAAAGGGCGAAGCGTCCTGCCGCACACCTTGTTTTGGTGGGGCAGGACGGTCGTAGCCTGTAGGTATCGAGCATCCATCGTGGATGCCGCCCTATTAGGCGATCTGCGAGTACTTAACGCCCTTTACGGTGACCTTGCGGAAGTCCTTGTTCGTACCCTTGTCTTCAAGGGACTTCAGAATCCATTGAATACCGAGGTAGGTGAACTGAGTGCCGATTTCCGGGGTCGTTCCGTCCTTGAGGACACCCTCAAGGGTGATTTCCTGAAAGAGATCGTCCAGGCGGTCGGTGATGACACGGCCTTCTTCGTCCATGACTTCGACGTCAATCTTGAAGCTCTGGGAGAGAGAGTCGGACTGGAGGGTCGCATAGGTGACCGTGCCATAGAGTCCGTAAAAGTGTGCTACGCCGTAATCGATTGCCATAGTCGTATGGGTTTAGCCAAGTGTCAAGGGGAGGGGGGCATGACGCCCCAGACGGTGTATTCCAGCACGTTGCCGTAGCGTCGCTGGCTCATGCCTTCCTCGTCGTTCTCAATCCACAGGTCGTACAACTGGCCGTCCGTGGAGGGGTTCCAGAGGGCTTGCAAGGCCGGCACGTCGCGCATGGCTCCGATGACCTCCACGACCCTAGCGCGGTGGGTTTCCAGCGTCTCGTCGTCGGCGGACGAGTAGATGTAGAGTTTCAGGGTCGCCTTGTAGTTGCCGAGGGTCTGGGAGCCGAGGTCTTCGATGTTGCTGCTGGACTCGGCATGGGCGATGATGATCGGGATGACCCGGATTTCGTCGGTCACGCCCTTATGGACGGCGACGCCTGGGAACAGCGGCTCAAGGTAGCCGGCCACCCTGTTTTCAAGGACGGTACGGAAACTGAAGAAGGGAGGGTTGGACATCAGGGTGTGTTGGTAAGGGTGAAGCCGCCTTGCAGACGGTTGATGACATCGATGAGTTTACCGTGGTTGCGCGGGGCTTGCAAATGCTTGAGCATAACGACACGCATGGCGAACGCACGGTGGTTCATGGCCTTTCGCATGAAATGGTAGCCTTGGCTGTAGTTACGGCCTACGGTCGAGCCGAGCTTGATGATGGGGTCTGGGCCAGTCAGCCTCGGCTGATAAATTGAGGTGCTTGAACCCTGCCGGCTGATCCATGCTGAAGTCGGCATAGGACGTAGTTTAAGGCCAGCGTAATACCAGCCAGACTTGAGTTTGCCGACGCGCTGCTGGACTCGCTTGATGTAGGCATCAACTGGCTTCCAATTGTCGACGTAGACCTTCTCAGAAGTCTCGGTCACCTTGTAGGACTTCTTGCCGCGCCGGCGTTCATGCTCGGTTTTAATACGGCCTTCGGTTGTTCCCATGAAGAATCGTGTCTTTGGGGTACCCTTACGGGCTTCAACTTGCTTGAAATATTCAAACTCGCCCTGTCCAATGATACGACCCTTATCAAGCATCTTGAAGACGTAATCCGGGTAGTGGGGAGGGGGGAGTTTAGCCTTGGCACCAATCCAGGCGGAAAAGACGCCAAGGTTGCCGGCAGCGGCCACCCCTGCGGCGGGAGCTTGCTCCAGCGGCGCGAAAATCTTACGGACGTCACGGCTGACTGCGTTCTGACCTTTCTTCTTGGCCTTGCTTCCGAAGCCACCTTCGCCGCCTTTGCTGATTGCAGGCTCCGCACCCGAGAACGGGGGGGTGAAGTCGCACATATCCTTGGCAAATAGGCCAGCCTGCTGCTTCACGATTTCAGCAATGCTCTTACGCATCACCAAGGCGTACATGGCCAGATGCTTGGCGAACTGGCTGTAGTCCACTTTGACGCCCTTGGCGACTGTGACCACATAGGCCATTACTGAACCTTGGTCTGGACTTTGACAATGACCCAGGCGGAGGGGGTGCGGTCGGTCACGGTCATAATGCGGAACTCCTGACCCCCGTAGGCCACCACGTTCCCGAAGGCGATCAGCCCCGGATTGGCGGCGGCGTCCGTCCGCAGGAACTTCATGTCGAACGAGGTCTGGTTCATAAAGCCCCCCGTTTCCAAGTCCTGCATGATGGCCGGCTGCGACATCAGCGCGTTTAAGGCTACTGGCGTCCCGCCTGGGACGTTTTTAACGGTCACGGCCTTAGGGATCTCGGAAAGGATTTCCGAGGCGTCTACAGCCCATTCGTCCGTGATTCCCGACATGGGTTTAGCCCATTGTCAAAATAAGAAACCCTCCCCCCGTGGCGCGGGGAGAGGGCTTCGCATTGTCGCTTTGGGGGATTTTAAACTCCCCCGAAACTTACGAGGTGAAGGCGATGCGCTGGAGGGCGTTCGGGTTACCGACCGCAGAACCAACGAGCCAGAGGGCCGACATATTGTGCTTACCGGCCTGCCAGTTGTACCAGTAGCGGAGAGCGAAGGAGAACTTGCTGTCCGGGTCCTGAACGACCATCTGTTCGCCACCGCCGGTGGTCGGGGTAGCAGGAACACGGGTCACGATGACGAGACCTTCCTTGCAGGAGGCCACACCGTTGAGACCTTCGGTGAAGGGCGTACCAGAGGTCGGGAAGCCGTTGTACTCGGAGACGCTGAAGCCGTGGAGTTCCTTGCTGATGGCGTTCTTCTGGATCACGTCGCTGTTACCGTAGGAGAAGGTCTGGGCGACAGACGCATCCTGAACGAGCTGGCCGAGAGCGTCCGGCGAGAGCAGGAGCTTGCGGTTCATGTGAGGCAGGTTCGCCTTGGTCAGGTTCTTGGCGGCGTTCGCAACGGCGATGCGGTTGAAACCAGCGGTGGAGCCGGAGTACGCAGCGTTGGCGAAGTTAGCGGCGGTCACCTTGGAGAGGACTTCGTCGAACAGGGACTTCTGGACGGCGTTGGCAATCGGGGCGAAGAAGAGGCGACGGAGGCGTTCCAGGCTAAGGGTGGAGGCTTCGTAGTCGGTGAAGGCGACGTCGACATACTTCAGGTCGGCGATGGTCACGGGGACGTCCGTCGAGTTAGCGTCGGCGGGGACGAAACCGTTGGCCGGGTTGAAGGTCGTGGCCGTGAAGGAGTCGGCGTAACGGGTGTGAACCGTGGTGCCGCGCTCGGCGACGTAGTTGCCGAAGTCGGTGACGGCGATCTCGGTCAGGGGAACGAGTTCGGGGACGAGGGTGCGGAGGGACTCTTCAGCGACGAGCTGGAGGGTCAAGCCACCAATGCTGTTAGACATAGTAGGGAGTTAGTTTGGGTTGGAGAGGGAAAGGATCAGCGAAGGCCGGCGGCGCGGAGGATGGCCGGACGGTTCTTGCTGTAGAAATCAGAGGCGGCTTTGCCGTCCTTCTGCTTGAGGGCCACCCACTCGGCGGAGATATCCTCGTCGCTCTTGGAGGTAGCGGCGACTTCGGCGGGGGTGACTTCAAGGGGGGAGACGCCGACGGAGGCGGCGATAGCAGCGGCCTTCTTGCCAGCGGTTTCCTGAGAGGCGTGGATTTCCTTCGCCTGGGCTTCGGCCTTCGCACGAAGTTCATCGGCGGCGGCGAGCTTGGCGGTGAGGTCTTCGACCTTGGCGGTGAACTCGGCGAGCGAAGCGTCCTTGGCGGACATCGCAGCGGTCATTTCGTCCACCTTAGCGGACAGGGAGGCAACTTCGCTGGCCTTGGCTTCGACCTCAGCGGTCTTGCCGGTGAAGGCTTCCTTCAGCGAGTTAAGGCGTTCTTCGAGCGTCATCTTGGGTTTAGCCAAGTGTCAAGCCTTGGGCTTGCAGTCGGTGTCCACAGGGGGGCATCCGTCGTCAGGAATCTCGGCTTCGTCCTCGTCCTCGTCTTCATCCGAGTCCGTGCCGTCGGGCTTCTTCTTTTTCTTCTTTTTCTTCTTCTTGTCGTCGGAGATCGGGGCGACGCCGTCGTCTTTCTCGCCCTGCTCGGGAGAGACATCGGCGGCCTGGGCGTAGCCGGCGGGGCCGGTCGAAGGCACCTGTTTTTCGGCGCGTTCGTAAATGGCGTATTCCTCGGGGTCGATGGCCATCAGGACGTCGTCAAGGGTGTTCATCAGGCCAGAGATGAGGTTCTTCTCGGCGGCTTTCTTGCCCGTCCAGCATTGACCCTGCATATCAACGGGGTCGGCGTAGGTGCGAACCTTGAGGATATCGGAAATGAACCAGGCGTGGGACTCGTCGCAGTCGTCTTGGAAGAGTTTACGCTGTTCGGGGGTGAGGGATGTGCCGGCGAAGCCAGCTCCCTTGGCCCAGCCTGACTTAATCAGGTCGACGGTGATGCCGTCTTCGGCGAAAGCCGCCTTCATGTCGTAGAACGGAATGTAGACGCCGATGCTGCCGACGGTGGCCGACGGGCTGGCGTAGGTCTCATCGCATTGGCTCATCAGCCACATGGCTGCGGAGCAGGACTGCTTGCAGGTGTAGCCGATGGTGTGCTTCTTGCACTTGCGGATGCGTTCGGCGAGTTCGGGAACGCCGGTGACCGTGCCACCAGGCGAGTCGAAGTCAAAGATGATATGCTCGACGCCGGGGTCACGCTCGGCTTCCTCCAACATCTCTTCGACGTCATCGACGTCGACCGCGCCCATCATCTTTTCGAGTTCCGTAAGGCCGGAACCGATGACTCCCTTGACGGGGATGATTGCCAGCTCGCCGCTCTTGACGAGCATCGGACGTGGGCCAAAGAGCATCTCCATCATGTCCTCGATATCCCCGTTGCCCTTGATGTCGGCGGGGGAGATTTCGGCCACCTTGTCGAGGTAAGCCTTGGCCTTCGTCGGCTCGATTAGTATCGGCGAGAAGGTCTTGAAAGCGTTGGAAAGGGAATACATGGATTATTTGTTGAAGGTTTCTTCGTCGTCCGGGTCGACGTCGTCTTCGACGATCTTCGCACCGTCGTCCATCTTGACCTCGTCATCGGCGACGGATGCGTTGATG